CCAGTTCCAGATGGACCTGTACAAAATATGATATCATTTTCAATGATAGATCTAATATAATCTTTTTGATTTTCTGTTTTTGCCACTAAGACATTTTGTTTAGGCTCTTGTTTGGATTTTTTATTTTTTTTCGAATTGTTATGTGCCGCTGCTGCCAAAGCCGTTGTCTCCCCGTTGCGAGGAACCTAACGATTCATGGACCTCCATAATTACGCGAGGAACCTCTTGGAATATAATCTGAGCGATTCTATCCCCGGTTTGTATACTAACATGTTCATCTGAAGTGTTGTATAAACAAACCATTATTTCTCCTCTATATCCACTATCTACAACTCCAGCTAAAACATCTATGCCACGTTTAACAGATAGACCCGATCTAGGCCAAATTAAACCAGCAAAATGTTCTGGCATTTGTAGTGCTATCCCAGTACTGACAGTCTTGCGTTGTTTTGATGGGATGATGGTATCAACGCTTGAGTATAAATCAAAACCAGCATCGTTAATGTTTGCCTTAGTTGGAACATTTGCTCTATCATTTAATAGTTGAACTCTTACAAGGTTCATATATCAATTCCTCCAAAATCTGTTTCTTCAAGATCGTTTTTACTGGCACCAATTTTGTATGATGTAATTTCGTGTTCCTGTGGTGCTACTTGTACAGATTCACTGTTCATCCAAGGATCAGTCCATCCAGAAATTGGATTTCTGCACCCTTTATCATATTGTAGCCCAATATTCTTTCTACGACTCATGCACAGCCAATCTATATATTCTGCCATTACCTTTTCATTAAGACCTATAATTGATCCATCTTTGAATAGATACTCTGACCATGCTTTTTCTTCATTCGCCGCCGATTCAAACATTTGTATGGCTTCTTCTTCGCATTCTTCTGCAATTTTAATAAATCCTTCATCCGGATTAGTTCTCAAAATCTTAATTATTTCTTGAGTATTGTAAAGATGCAGAGCCTCATCACGCTTGATAAGTTTAATAATATCGGCATTACCGATCATCTTCTTGTTCTCAGCAAAAGCAAATGCACAAATAAATGATACATAAAATCTTACTGCTTCAAGTATATTGACGCTTATGAGAGTTAGGTAAATCTGCTTTTTTATATCTTTAAGCTTGCCGGAATGTCCTATTTCTCTCAGAGCGTTGTATTCTTTAATGGCTACATTGGCCCGTTTTAATATTTCTTTGTCTGTTAAACAACTGTCTAGTATTTCACTAGGATTGTTGTATACATTCTTAATAATATATGTATAGCTATAGCTATGGATTTGTTCAAAAAACTGCCAAACGTTCATGCAGGCTTCTAGCTCTGGATTAGAAACGTATTGAGTTAATGTAGGGACGCCTCTGCAAATAACACTGTCCATCATAGTCTGATACTTTAAGTTAGACGTAAAGATGAACTTCTCATTTGCTGACATTATATCGTCATTTTTGAAGTCATTTCTGTCTTTCTTTAATTCTATTTCTTCTGGCCTCCAGAAGAATTCTATCTGTTTCTTATATAGATCAAAGAATACGGGGTACTTAAACTTATCGTATCTTTGTAGTGATAGATCTTCGCCAAGGAATAATGGCTGAGACAGATAATCTACATTGTGTTTATTCAATATTGTTTTCATATAGCACAAGCCCCCGATTCACAATTGGTTTCTTTTTCTGTTGCACCGTCACCGTCAGGGGTATTACAGTAATAAAAGTTCTTTACACCATATTTATACCCGTAAATTTGATCTTTTATTAAGATACTCAAGGGTATATTGCCGTCTGGATAATGGGCATAATTGTAGTACAAATTAACACTAATGCTCATGTCAACAAATTTTTGAAGTACGGCACAAATATTTAAAATGGCCTTATTACTTTCCATTTCCCAAGCCAAGCTGTAATAATTTTTTCTTGAGGCATAATTTGGAACTAACTGTTTTAGAACTCCATTTTTTGCCTTTTTGTAAGACATAAGATTACGAACTGGCTCAATGCCGTTTGTACTGTTTTGTATTACACTAGATGATTCACATGGCATGATTGCTGTAACGGTTGAATGTCTAAGGCCAAACTTTGCTATTCTGGATCGCAGACCTTCCCAATCCATAGTATACTCTGGAGCAACAAGTTCGTCAACTGTTTTTTTGTACCAATCTATTGGTAATAATCCTCTAGAATATTTTGTCTCATCGAATTTAGAACATGGTCCAAACTTTTCTGCTAACTTGCATGACTCATTTAGCAAATGCCACTGAATTTGCTCCATAGTTTCATGGACTAGTTTAAGAGTCTCCTTATCCTCATACTTCAATTTGTTCTTTGCTAAGAATGCGGCAAAATTTGTTATACCAATACCAAGAGATCTTCTATTTTTAGTGAAGTTTTTTCCAGCCTCAACTGGATAATCTTGATAGTCTATAATAGATTCTAATGATTTCACAGCAATTGAACAGGCTTTTTGTAGATCTTTTTCATCTTCTATTTCAAATAGATTTAATGCTGATAGAATACAAATACCAATCTCACCTTCTTTATCATCTATGGATGATATTGGTTTAGTTGGATGAATAATTTCTTGGCAAAGATTGCTCATATAAACTGGTGCGTCCCATGATCCATGCTCATTGGCATTATCAATATTCATTACATAAATACGACCAGTTTCTAATCTTTCTTTTGTGAAAATTTCTGCTAACTTTCTGGCACTAATCTTTTTCTTCATCTTGATATAGCGAGCATTTTCGTACTTCTCATATAGCTTTTTGAAGTCTTCATTGTTGTTCATGGCTGAATATAATCCGCCAGTTTCATGTGGACTCATAAGCGTAATATCTTCATTCTTAATTAAACGCTCATAAAATAGTTTATTGAACTGCACTGAGTAATCTAGTTTTCTTACTCTGTTATCGTCAGTTCCGGCGTTATTCTTTAGTACCATAATATCTTCAATTTCATAGTGCCAAAATGGAATATGCACAGTTGCAGAACCGCCGCGAATTCCATTTTGACTTGTAGCCTTTACGGCAGACTCAAAAACTTTGAGATATGGTATTAAGCCAGTGTGGACTACTTCACCGCCCCTAATGCTTGAATTAATTGGTCTAATTCTGCCAATATTTAATCCTATACCGGCTCTTCTTGCTGTATATTTACCAACTGCGTGTACGCTAGAGAATATGGAATCAAGATCGTCTTCTACGTCTACTAAAACACAGCTTGCAAATTGTTTAATTTTAGTCCTCACACCGGCCATTATTGGTGTAGGAAGATTTATCTTGAAGGTTGAGAAGCATTCATATGCCTCTTCTACCTCGTCCACAGTGTCAAATAGAGACATAGCAATGCACATGTATGCAAACTGGGGAGTTTCATACATTTCGCTCGTTAGTCGATTTTTAATCAGATACTTGTCTATCATCTGCTGCAAGCCAGCGTATGTGAATAGATAATCTCTGTCGTGATCAATAAATTTTTCTATGTGATTAATCTGATCTTTTGACCATTTAGATAAAATATCAGCATCATATACGCCAGCTTCAATATTATTAGATATATGAGAAAATAGACTTGGTGGTGAGTCATGTTTTTCCCAAAGGTCTTTTCTTAAAGACATATTGAGTAGCCTAGATGCCACATATTGATAGTTTGGCTTGCTAGGTGAAGTCAAATCATTCGCAGACTTAATAAGTATTTGATGAATTTCTTGGGTAGTTATGCCATCTCTTAGAGAAAGGTTGGCATTCATCTCTATGTCTGACCACGAAACATTTGCAATATCTTTGATTGCCCACTCTACAACCTTGTGAATCTTTTCAACTGTATATACCTCAAAACTCCCGTTCCTTTTTTGAACGCGCATTATCTACCCTTTCTTTTGTCAATCGTCAATTATTCGTTAAATAGCTTTTTGAAGAGTCTTTCAAGTATGAACTTTAATATGACAGGCAATACAACATACAAAAGCAAGAATGTCAAAAATACAGATCCGTGACGAACTTCTTCGTCTTCTTTTATATTGGATATTACGAAATCTTTGCAGTCTCTTTTTAGCTGCCTTCTTGTATACTTGTCACAATTAGAAAAATCCATTCCGCCTTGGTTAGCTATTGTAGCCCATTCGCCAGCGTAGTGCAAACACTTTTTAGCCAAAAAGTTTCTTTCTTCATCTGGATACTCAGAGTTGATCTGTGATTCGATGTCGCTAAAATTTAATGAACTACCAAATAGCATCTCAGAATTGTCATCATAAGTAAAGTTTATGTCTGGAAGGTACTTTAACTTAAGTGTACCACCTACTTTGCCCAAAGTCAAGCCCTGTACATATGCACTAAGCTTAATAAATTTTTTCCAAGTTACTTTTGGCAAAGATTCGGTAAATGACAAAATGATGTTTTCAGATGTATCTTTTACAATCTTTATGTCAAGAGGTTGGGGAAAGCTTATATTTACATTTTTGATGTCATAACCATTCTTAGAGAATATAAAGTCAACAATTTGTTTTATTTGAGAAATCGGTATAGCCATTGTCTACTTTCTTTGTATTAAAGCCCAAGCTAGGCCCATAAATACTTCTGATAATTCAACTTTTTCTACTTCGGTTAACTTATGATTGTCATCTCCACCGCAAGCAGATGTAATTAGATTGATAATTTTATCATCTAGTCCAGAATACTTATCCGACATTGCGCCATTAAAAAATTCTTTAGCGGATAGAGATAAAACATCATTGACTTGCTGTAATTGAGCATCATAATTTTTTACTCTAGTAGCAAATTCTTGGCTATATATTGCCATCTTAGCCCTATCAGTCGGGTCTGTTATAAGATCAGACGTTGATTGAACTAAGGTTAAAATTCTTTCATTTGGCTTATCTATATTTAGTATTGCTACATCCGGTTTAGGAGAAATGTTTGGGAGCAATGGGCCTAACTGCATTGTTAGACCTATACCAATTAATACTAAAGCAATTATATTTTTGACATTAAGAAACTTTTGCATTTGTATCCTCTTCTATGACCTTATTCAATAAAGGAAATACTTCATCAAGTTTATCAGACGCAACTTTCAAATCATATTGATCGCATTTGCTTTTGAGTTGATACCATAGACTGACTATTTCTAAAAATCCTTCTTCTTTTTTTACAGTCTCTATAATTTCTACTTTTGCTTTAGATTTAGCAAACAGCTTTGAGATTAAATATGGTACGTCAATTAGATTAGATGCTAATATAAGCACACCTACTACTAAAAACCAAATACTCAGATTAGTATACATTGTTACCTCACGTTAGTGGTCTTTGAATGATATGGGCATACGGTCTTATGACCGTCGCCCTGTACAATTATTCCAGTTCCCTTGCAAATGCACTTTGCTGGATCTGGATCTGTATCCACCACGGGTTTTGGAGATGGATCAGACTTAAATACTTCTTTTTCTGCACTATTGAATGCAGTTTTGCACTGTTCTTGCCACTCCGTTACATAAGAAGAGTACATATTTGTTATATCTTCTGGATTGACACAAAATATTGGCTGAGTACATCCAGCAAGAAACATACAAATTACTAATGCTATATAATTTTTCATTTTATGCATTTTTGTCAAAGTAGTATGCTACATCATCAAATCTATTTGTTAATCTAGTTTCATTAGCTGTGTATGAGTATGTTTTCTCGTACTCAAATGGACTAACTAGTGCTTGATAACTACCACTGCCAGCCACTGGAGCGCCTCTCCAGCAATATACGACCGCAGAACCGTTCTTTATATTGTCAAACGACGCTGTTGCACTTGTTACTACATCTGTTGTTGTTACTGCCATTGTATTGCTCCGTTTTTGTTAAAATTGATCTTTGAGTGTCCAAGTTACTTTTCTTGGTGGGAAACCATCTACATCGCTAAAAACCCAAGATCCATTTGATGCTAACATTTCTGCCGCATCTCTTTCTCTAATCCAGAAACTGCCGTCAGGTTGATCTAAACGTTTTTCTCCGTTATTCCATCCGCCCCAAGAATTTTGGACTAAGAATAATGTTTCGTTATATATTTCATGGGTATCGTCCATACCTATCCAAGCCATCGCGTGCGCCCAAGAACCAGACCTTGCTGCTATACCATTTTTATCTCTTCTAGAGCTAAATCCAGACATAGAGCATACGCTAATAGAATAACCATTAGCTAATGCATCTCTGGCTTGATCTACTGTGTTAATAAGACTTATGGTTTGTACTTGATGTTTCTTCGCAGAATGTACTAGTTCTTGTGGTACGCCAGTTCTGCCCCATTTTCCTCCGACAGCACTATATTGAGATAGATCGTATTCTCCATACTTTTGACGAAGTAATATTCCGCCAGTTTCATTTACGAACTTGGCCGCACCTGCACAGGTCATTCCTTCTCCACCATGACCACGGGAACCGTAGATGCCTTCCGTGGCACCACGGGCAACAAAGTCTTCTCGTTGTCCACCTATAATTTCACAGCTTCTTGTGATATCTACGGCATTTCGCGTAGCATGTGAAACACAATCTCCTTGGAGTTGTCTTTCAGAAGGACCAAAAGATGGATCAAACTTTAGTAAATTTTTAAATGGTAAGGCTAGTTTACCTTTGCCGCTACCATACAAGTCATAAGCCGCCACACCAAACAAAGGGTGAGGAAGCTTCCCCAAAAGTTTATCTAGTTCTTTTGGGTCACAATATGATCCTACAAAGCCTTCTTTATAGGCTTTTAACAAATCTTTTGGTGCTTTAAACATATTACTTTGAATTATCCTTAGCCCATTTGACAATAGTGTTAATAACTACTACGACAACTGGGACCACTAAAGCTGACATATTGCCAAGATCTACTTTTGCTAGATTTTCGCCAACGTATGTTAATACGGCAGCTAAACCTACTAATAAAGCATTCTTACCAACGGAAATTAGATCTGTGCTATTTAAAGCAAAAGGACCAGAACCATATTTTACTTCTGACATTGTTATATCTCCTTGAGTGTTGAAATACTGACTAAAAATCCTCCATGCTCTTTTTCGTTTATCCTATACGGAAATCCGATTAACTTAACCGTTTTTCCGTCTACTGTTTGTACTGTTTTGGCAAGTTTTCTGTTCATCTCTAAACAGGATTTTAGTTCATCAAATACTTCTTCTCTTTGATCTTCTTGTACATAATTCAACCAATCATAACCATCTACACTGGTGATTACATCTTGTGTTAATTCGTAAAAATTATTATTAGTCCATGTGAGCCTTCCACTGTCATCTATCTCAAACAGAGCAACATCATTGTAATGTAATGCTGCTTTAGTTCTTTGTTCTATTATCTTTTGGCGTTTTTCCATCCTATTGATAGTAGAGCGAAGATCTATCACAGTATCTTTTAAACTGTTGCCACCATTTGTCGTTAACTCTTTTCTAATAGTCTCTATAGACTTTGTTATTTCTTCTTGTCCTTTGACAAATTTTAGAGTTGGCTTTATTACTTTGACCCAAGCCAGACTAAAAAAAGTTCCTATTGCACCAAAAATACTACATAGTAGTGGTATATTTTGTGGATCTTTTATGTCTAGCATTGTTACCTCCAAGTTGAAAGATAGGATAAAGTGCCTCAAGTTTCCAAGAGGCACTTATCCATAAAAACGAATGACAATAATTATTCGTTGCTATCTTTAGCCTTGTAGGCAACATTGCGTGTTGGTAGTGCTGCTCCAAACCTGTAAGTTAATTCACCGGGTACTGCTCTACTTGTTGATGCAGCGTCATCTACAGCTGGATAATTACCACTTGTAGCAACGTAAGTAACAGCAGTACCAGCACCAGTGCCTCTGGTAAGACCGGGGAAATTACCGCTAGATGGCACAGCAAGAACATTGAACTCCTTAGTAGCATAAGTGCCAACTTGAGTAGTCTTTAGATTCTTATTAATTACAGCCTCTGTAGCACCACCGGGAATGGTTAAAAGAGTTGAAGCTGAACCGTTGATTTTACCAGCGTTGGTATCACCAGCGGCCATTAATAAAAATTCACTACCGGCAGGTGGAGTATAAGCAAATGTGCCAGCACTCTTTGCTTTTGTAACACCGTTAGGATCTGTATAATTTAGCGGTGCGGATGGTGTATCCTGCACCACTTTAGTACCATACTCTGGATTTGTGCCTAAATTAGTTCTTAGGGTTAAATCTGTTAGATTTTCAGACACATCGCCAGCCTGTAAAACAACGCCGCCGTCATTTCTGTATGGATTGCTATTATTAGCTTTTGTGGATGCCATATTATTCTCCTTTTTGAATAGTAATTAAATTACAAATATTTTCATATCCGCATCCGTTAAAGTCCAATTCCTATGTATATATATACACATTTAGCAAAATTTGTCTTTTATGTCATTTGCCAATTTATTTATTTTGCGTCTAACACTTTCTCTATTTTTTCCATATTTTGATGCTATTTCTGATATTGTCATCTTGCTCAGTCTGTCATTTATTAAATTTTGATCATTTTCATTTGGAAATTCATCCATGAGATCAGTGTATATAAATGAATTTATATTAGAAGCTATATTATTATGGAGTTTACTATGGCATCTATTTTTGTTTACAAACTTGATTTCTTTCATGCACTCTATGAATACGCCTTTGAACAAATATGTTGTAAACTTTGCACCCTTCGATTCATCATGGTTCAAAAAGGTTTTCCACAGAGCGTTTAATTGACATGTCTTTATAACATCTGGATCAAGTTGATTCTTAAATCTTTTTGATGCTTTATTCATTATTTTAAGTATGTTTTCATCTTTTAAAGCCTGTGCAATATCGTCATTCAAATTATTCATCAATTTCTCCTTTTATTATTTTGCTTTCAATATCATATCTTACGTTTTGAAAATCAAACATTTGTCCTATACCAACAAAAAATCTATATCTACTGAAGATTTTTAGAACTTCTATTCCCTCTATTTTATTAAGTTGATCACGTATACTTGGAGTAATATCAAAATTAGTGTGACCTATCCAACAATCAAAGTTTGCTAGCATGGATATGTCATCTATTACTTGTGGTGTAAGTGGCAACATTTTCTGCATTAAAGATGAAAGTGGACTTTTTTTGTCATCACCCTCTGAATATGATTCATCATCATCGTCATCATTATCATCATCTAACTCATCATCAATCAAACCTTCATCTGATTCAAACATATTTTGTAGTATGTTTTGCAACATTGGGCATGATAGTTGTTTTTCAATATAATCTTCGTACTTTTGCCATCCTATTACTTTAGTAAGTTTTGACATATATTGCTCCTATTTTAGAAAAACTTCCGATGGTTTTATGCATGGCTCATCGTCTTTTGTGTTTATATTAAGCAATTTTGTTTTTGTCTCTATATCTAAGTAAGTAAAGAATTTAACTAAACTATCTTGTTTTCCATCTGATACCATTGCATTTTTAATTATATCTACTGTATCTAAAATAGACTTTTCACTAGATAAGATATCAATTATCTCACATAGAGATTGTATACATTCATCAGTATACTCACTTAGTTCTACATCAACTATGATAGATTCTGAACTTTTATTTATTATGTAGCTGACTTTAGCAAGTGTCTCGCTATTATCATCATTAGAATCATTTTTGGTTTTCTTGCTCGTCAAAAAATCAAATAACATCTAATATCTTCCTTCCTGTATTGCTCCAACTGAAAGTGTTGGCGGTCTTTATGCCAGCATCATTTGATAGCAGTTGACCATTTTTATTAAGAGAGTGAATTTGCTTCATATGCTGTATAGCATGACCTTTTGCGTTATCATCAATATATGCCCAATTTCCCTGACCATGGAACCACTTTCCATCATAGGCTGTCTCAGTTTTACTGATAGGTATCAATAAAGAATTGCTTTCATTGCAGAATTCAGTATGTGCTGAGTAATTAGTAGTTATTACATGTTTTCCACAAGCCATCATTTCTAATAGCTCTAGATTCCAACCTTCTGCTCTAGCTAAGAATACGCCACAATGCATTTGCGACATAATATTATACACTTCATTTTGCGTGTTTTGTCTAGGAATAATATGAATTTTGCTACCTAATTTAGACTTCTTGTATAGATTTATCCACTCTGATTGTTCTGATTCGCTACAAAATGGATTGTCGCACATCATATACAATTCTACATTGTCGCTCTCGTCAAAAGAATCATTAAAAATGTTTACTATTAAGTCGTGACCTTTTCTGATTTCCCACTTGCCACAATTGAAGAATTTTGTTGTGCTGTTATCTGGCACATGTGATGGCTTAAATATCGAAGTATCGACTCCTAATGGAATGACTTTGACATTGTTCTTAGCAATTGATTTAATATTATGATGTATTACCTCTTTAGCCCATTCTGAGCATACGAAGATTGTATCTAATGATTTAAGTTGATGTTTTTCAAGATCATTAAACTTGTCAAGTTCAAAAATCGGAAAACCTATTCTCTTTCCTCTACCGGCAAATTGAGCCATATCATGCTGATGCCATATCTTTATACATGGAGCATTAACATCAAAAAAATGCGAATTTTGTATGCACTTAGAAATAATATCAGCATCTTCTTGATTTGTAACTTGCGGTTGACCTATCATAAATAAAGATATATTGTTTTTATGACTAAGTTCTTTTACGACATTCAACCCAGTTATTCCGTAACCAAGCTGATTTATTGGGGCGATCACATTGATATTCATATGTTATCCTATTTATTGTATTTGAAAAAAAACCATCTTTTTAGTTTTATGACATCGCCTTCTTGATTGACATGATCTAGATAGTTTATAATTTCGCCAAGAGATCCAAAGATATGTTCGTGCGGAAGCATAAAAAACAACCAATTAGGTGCATTCTTTTTGCCTTGCTGGCACCATACGAGTATTGGTTTTTTTTGCCTATTAGCAGTTACTATTTCTTCGTATGTACCACAGGCATGTATATCTAAATCTATGTGGGCAATAATAAAATCTGAAATATCTACACATCTCAAATCAGCACTACGTATAACAGAGAATTTTTCTTTGATCTTGTCATATTGTTCTGTTTCTTTATAGTATTCAATCCAATGTCTAGTTCCTTCATCCTCTACTACTCCATCAATTGGTTTATCACATGGATCTATGACAACTATTCCCATCTTTTGTAAGATTCCAGTTATTCTTTTTCTCCATGTAGTCCCACCGTCAGGCACCCTATCCATTGCCCCAACAAGATAAGTTCTCATTCCATTCAGATTATTCATTGAAGCCATTGTCTATACTCCACCATATTTTATTTATGCCAAGGGATTGTATAATTGTATCGCATTTACCGCACGGCTTACTGCATCTTAACTCTCCACGCTTGTTCAATCTAAGTATCACCATTTTTAGGCTACTATCTATATAGTATTTTCCCCATAATCGGGATATTAAATCTGTTTCTGCATGAAAATGAGGATGCTGAAGATTGATATTAAATCTTTTTGCCAATATTAGAGCTTTTGTATGAGTTTTTTCTGGATTGTTTTGACCTATGGCCAATAACTTATTACGCTTATAAGCAAAAGCAAAGTGAAAAAATTTGTTTTTAGTTTGTCTTTCTTCTTTAGCTTCTGGTAACAAACTTAATGCTATCTCTAGTGATTGATCTATTATATTCATGGTAATTTTAGTGCTATCATCAAAAATTCTTGTATAGTCTTTGGTCGGGGGTGAGTTGTTGAGAACACAAATGTAGCTTGGTTTTGTGCTTGACGCTTTTTCATTCCAAGTGCAACCAGTGCATCAACACAATCAGCATACAATTGCTGGCTTTCAACGTCAACAACTTTCTTAATTTTGGTTCTGGTCTTGGTCTTCTTTTCTATTGTCTTAACGGTTTTATGGTTATGATGAACTTCATTAATCACAATGGGGCTTGACTCAACATATCCAATTACAAAATTATCATCAAAACGTACAACCTTGTTCTCTTTAGCAGCCTTGACTGCATAGAAAACGATTGCAATAATAAACATAGCTGCAAATATGTGGCCGATTATAGGATCTGGTTGTGGATTCATGGTTGACCTCAATGACATTGTACCATACTTATCGTCACAGTCAAGGCCGAAACATTAAAAAAAATGGCCCGCAGCACAAGGCGACGGGCCACTTTGAGACTAGACTAGAGACAGACTTCACTCTTTAGAGTCTTGCCCTACAGTTCCAGATGGTCCTAAAGAAATTTCATCTGCCATTACGCAGATTGAATTCTTCTGATTACCATCCTTATCTTGATAATCATCTATCTTTAACTTTCCTTGAACGCCAACTAGTCTACCCTTCTTTAAGTGATCCTTTAGAGCTTCAGCCATCTTTCCAAAGCATAGGATATTCAAAAAAAGAGTTTCTTCATTTCTGCGATCATTAACAGCCATGCGAAACTTCGCCATAGAAGTACCCTTTTGGGTAGTGCTAATTTCTGCATCCTTCGTTAATCTACCGCAACCAAGCCAAGTATTAATATTCATACTATCATACCTCCAGTGCTGAACGAATTTTTCCTCTTAGAACTTGCGTATTTCCACGATTGTGAGATGCTAGAGTAGCACTATATACATTTCTAGCAAAGGTGCGTGGAATACCAAGTAGCCTAGCAGCAAATTCAGTATCTTCTCTATTATTATAGAAGAAACCAAATCCAGACTTATGGGCTAGTGCTGTAATAGGATTTAGTGTAAAACCCTTGTAGTAACCACTCTGAATAGTTGCTGTTACTTTATTGTCATCTACGCCCCAGTGATAAGAACTAGCAATATTAGATAGCTTACCTAGAAATTCACTATAATTCATTTTCAATCTCCTTCGCTCGTTTTGCTTTCGAATGTTTGTATATCTTTTACGCCACTGTCTACATAGACTTTTAACTGTTCAATTTCTTTTTGAATAAGAGCCTGCTGCTTAGTCAAATCTTCAATTCGTTGAACTACATTCTGAAGATGTGCTTTAGCCATGTCAATAACTGTCATATTTCCTCCTTCATTTACCATATTATAGTCTTGTGCAATCAAAAAAACATTACGGTCTTTGTTCGTAAGTCAGGTAATCTAATACCTCAGTATGGGTCCAATTAGGCTTATAATTATCGTCTGTAGCAACTCTAGCTATATCTATGTATTCGTTTTCTAGTTTGATAATTAAATTAGCCAAGAATTCTATCTTGTTGGAATGCATACATTCCTCTATTAAGTTAATAGTATCTTTTAGCTTTTTGTCAACAGTCATTTACATATTCCGTATATTCTATGTTTGATTCTTTAAACAAATCAAGCGACAACTTGAATTCTTCTGCCCATCTTTCATTAGTGTTCTTATATGAAACTATACGACTTATTCCTGTTTGTATTACCATGGAAGCACAACGCGGGCATGGCATAAATGGATAGGTATATAAAGTACATTCATCAAGAGATCTACTTGCAGATAATATTGCATTCATTTCTCCATGAATTATTATTTTGTATTTTGTTTCTCTATCATTGAGCCTATCATCATCTGCTAATTTTTTAGGAAATCCATTGTACCCTAATGATACAATCTTATTATCACGATCCGTTATTACAGCACCAATTTTAGTTGATGGGTCTTTTGACCAAGTTGATACTAATTTGGCTAAGTCTAAGAATCTTATATCCCATTTGAAGTTTTGCAGATTCATAAAATCATACGCTCTTATCAAAATGTACTCTATTTACGCGAATAAACTCTGCACATTTAGGCAAATCTTTTAGACTATCTGCACCAAGATATGCACAGGTACTACGTAGTCCTCCTAATATATCATCTATTACATCAATTGCATCACCTTTATATGGAATAGATTTTACTCTACCTTCACTTGCACGGTAGTTTTTAATTCCACCATACTTTTCTTGTGCTTCGTGAGAACTCATGCCGTAGAACTTTAAAACGCGACCTTCACTGGTCCAAGTCCAATCGCCCTCGCATTGTTCTGTTCCAGCAAGCATACCACCAAGCATGACAAAATCCGCTCCAGCAGCAAAGGCTTTTGCAACATCGGAGGGAGTTCTGCAACCGCCATCTGCACAAATTCTACCTAGGTGCTTATCTTTAGCTTTTAAACCATGTGCAGCATGAGAGCATTCATCTATTGCAGAAAGTTGAGGATATCCCACTCCTGTCTTTAGTCTCGTCGTACATGCCGATCCCGGTCCTATTCCAACCTTAACAATATCAACGCCGCCGTGTAAAATTAATTCATGAACCATTTCTGGAGTGCATACATTGCCAGCCATTATAATTGTTCTAGCCCCAAATTTTTCTCTTATCATTGCACAGTGATCTACAAATTGATCGGTATATCCGTTTGCAACATCAATGCATATATTGGGGACTGCTTCAATAGAATCAACAAGTTTCTTGAGTTTTGTGATTTCATCATCACTAATTCCCATGCTATACCAAAATGTGTTAAGATTTTGCATATTTAAAATGTAATCGCTTACATCGTGGTGCTTATGTAAGCACGTTATACAATCTCTCTTAGACAATGATTCGGCCATTTGAAAAGTGCCAGTTGTATCCATATTGGCTGACATTATTGGAATGCCGCTCCACTCAAGAGAAGAATGGAAAAACTTAAACGTTCTTTTTAAGTCAACCAAGGACCGTGATGCGGCTCGGGATCGCTGTGGAACGAGTAAGACATCATCGAAATCTAGTTTTGTGTCATTATTTATGTTCATTTATAACTCCATGAAAAAACCGACAGGGGAATTTCTTCCCCTATCGGCTTCAACACACACACTCACACACTTACAGTTTCAAGTTTCTTGGAAAGCACCTTATTGATTCTCTCCATCTTGGCGGTGACTTCAACAATCCACTCACGATTACGCTTCTGACGTTGAACGTGGTCAATATCATCGCTGGTCATATGCACGACCTTATCGAAGATGCTATCGAATTCGGCAACGACTTCGTATCGGCAGCAACGAAGCTTTTGGAACTTACTGTCAGAAGGGACGCTAACAACATCGCGAGGATTTACCTTGCAAATCATTAGACGGTTGCCGCCATCATTTCCACCGCCATCAATATCATCAAGATCAATGCCACCATAACTCTTTGCGTAGTCAATAGCACCAACGTGAAGACCGTGACCGCAACCATTGTTGCGATTATTATCTACCTTATTGCGAGGTACAGAACAAACGTCACCAATATTATTATTGAAAGTACCAGAGTAAATATCCTTATAGTCATTGCGAACAGCCTTGTATGCCAAGAAATGACCATCATAAGTAATAGGCATATTCTTGTTTTCCATAAAATCAAACAGTTCTACAACAGCGTGATCAGAAGGGTTCTGGCTCAGATTGTCAAGAAAGTTAAGCATAGGCTCAAAGGGAAAACCCTGCTTGATCATATCAAGGATTGTTCCGGTAAACATATCGGGCATCTTAATTCCATCCCAACTGAGATTACCGTCCTGACAATTAACATAACCTTCGCAGTAAGAGTTAACCTTTGAAATAATATCATAGGCCGCTTCAAAATGCTCAACATTGTTATTCTTAAGATGAGCAATAAGCTTGTCATAATTAGGATGAGACTTTCCAAAGGAATAAGCCTGACCACTAACAACCGCAGTAACCGTACCGTCATTTGCAATAATGTATTTCATTTGTGTGTCTCCTTAGTGTATTATAGCGTCACATAGCGTTCAAAACATTCATCGCATTGGCACCAACATTCACCGTGTCAATGTAGCCTGCGACAAGTTTCCTATCTTGATCTGACCAAACGTTGGAAAGAAGTCGAAGCATAGGATACTTCTTAATCTCTTCATCGAACCTCTTAGAATACATCTCATCATCCAGCTTGATTCCACTGAAATTAATAGATTCAACAGAAGCAAAGCTACGAGATACTTCATAGATAGTAATCATATCATCACGCATGGCGTTGATTTCTTTCATATGAGCCTCATGCTCACGAACAATTCTTTTAAGTTCATTATCAGTAGTTGTCATAGCGATACAATCCTTCCAGCGATCATGACGTTGGGCAGAAAGGTAGTACCTCTTCTGACATTCGATAATATTCTTCTTGTTTGTTGCAACAGCCTTGTTGAAAATCTCACCAATCAGCTTTGATCCATCATGCCAATTATCACGCTCTTCAAGCTTCCTGTTCTTAATAACAGATGGCTTAATGATATAAAATGTAGCATCACCAATCATGTCAGCATAGTTCTTATGAGCATACTCAAGAATCTTTGAGAGATATCCAACACTAATCTGTCCATATCCAAGATCAATGGTATCCTTTGACTCTTTGAAGTAATGTGCATTTTCGTACTTGACGCTCATCTTGCAATCTTCAAAGTGTCCGGTTTCTTCATTGAACATCTGAATCTGAACAATAGGCTCAGAACTGCCACCGCTATAGTTGGTATTACGATTATAGTTAACCTTATCCAGCGTAGAAGTGAGGACAACATCTTCCTTAGATGCTCCACCCATCATAGCAAGAAGATTGCAGTTGTCAACAGTCTCATTATCCTTAAGCTTGTAAACGCAAGAGATTTGAGAACCGCTGCGATCTTTCATGTATTGACGAATACGACTCAATCCACCGCGAGTAAGATCATCAACAAAAAACTTGGCGTTGTTAGTAAAACACATACGCTCAATATTATACTTGATATCAACCTTAGAACGATACTGAGACTTGTCAAGACTATTAAGAACAATCTTATCCTTAATATTAATGTACTCACCAGCAACGCTATCAAAAAGTTTCATCTCTTTCCAAGAGATAGACTTCTGGAGAGATTCCATAGCGGTGCTAATAGAAGAACATTGACTGCTAATCTGGACATACTTCATTCGTGCCTTGAACAAAGAGGGTTGATTTGCAATCTGTTCTTCAATCTTATCCTTGATTTCGTGAGTAATAGACTCGACAATAGAAAGAATATTATTCTTAGTGTCGCGGCTATAGGACAGAGATTCACGACTAGGCGTGATATCAACGTCACCAATATTTACGAATATACGCAGACCGTCAGAATGTTCAACAAAACGGCGATGACGCTCAAAAGACTTATCAAGATTAGAAATCAACTGATAAGTATCAATCGGATATGCAATCTGACCCATGATAATCAAATTGCCAGTAGCATTGTCATCAAAATACCAATTCTTACCGGCAAGAACTTTGTCAACACTGCGGAATGTGATCTTATGCCCAATAAAATTAGGCTTTACCTTGAAATACTCATAAACGCGGCTGGCTTCGCTCTGAAAACGATTAACGTCAGAACTATTAACGTTGATCGAAACCTTGATACCATTAACTTCCGTAGTCGGAGTTTCATCAAGAAGAGAAAATACGGGACTACCATCCTCATTCTTATAAGCAGTATAAAGGCGACGAGTGCCGTTAAGATATGCTTCAACAGTAAAACTGTCGGCATAGGCAAAGGGAGCCTTGCTGCCAAGACCAAGGCAACCAACGGCATCGTTACTATTGTTTCGGGTACTACGGAAATACGTAGTATACAGTTGCATACAATTTTCGTGATCCATGCTAGTACCATAATCACGAATGAAGAAAGTAGGCTCAAGCTGAGTCGGAATGTGAACGTCAAAGGGAATGTCAGACTTGCCAGCCTCAACGTGAGAATCATACGCATTCGTGGAAAGCTCACGAATTACTGCAAGAATTTTGTTAGAATAAAGACCGTCAGACAAAATAAAGAAAGCCTTGGAGGAAGCCTCAATGCTGAACTTAGACTCCTCAAACTGACCAGACTTCTCAATAACATTCGTACCAGTGTGCAGTTTCATAATTGCTAATCTCCTAAAAAGTGCTTAAGTGCTGTGTATGCCCTGAGTATACCAGAGTTATCGGCGTTGTCAAGGCGTGGCGTTAATTTTTTACGGGTTCTCTTCTACGCAAAATGATATTGGTTCCAATGCGAAGTCAACCAAATGACCATCCACATAATCTGCCCATTCATCCACGAAAGATACTATTGTATCTATATCTTCAGTACAATATCGATATGAATTGTAGTCATTTATAGAATCATCCCATAATATGATAGAGTCATTTGTGACTTCTACATTCTTTATATTTTCCTTAAAAACCCGTGCTGCTAATAGTTCTAAAGGCGAATGTCTATTATCACGTATTGCACGAACAATGTCACTTTCGGACATTTCAAGTTTGATTTTCATTCCACCCTAAAGCCTCGCTGATTAATGGGAATTCTTGGCTAAAAATTGATTTGCATTCATTCGCTATATTCATATGTTCTTTTTGAGTACCATGACCAGAGCGAAGATCAATATAATGTATCCAAGACCTTATACTGCCACTCATGTATATTCTAGTCGGAGTAGCCAGAGGCAACACAAATCTTGCACATTCTTTTGCTACACCATCTTTTATCATGCCGTCATATATTGCTTTAGCCTTAGAAAAATGCTCTCTTATTTGAGTGTTCCATTTTACAACTATTTCATGATCAATATCGTCTATACTGTTTTGTCTATTTTTATTATCTTGGCGACGTAATTCAAATAGTGGGATATCCTCGCCTAGTAAAGTAGCATCTGCATATCTCTGGCTAAATTCTTGGAATGTAAAGCTTCTGTGTCTAAGAATTTGAGCCGCAAGACCTCTGGTTGTGTTTATTTCTAGCGTCATGAATCCATGCTCAAAAATACTCCAATGTTGGTGATCTATGCAGTATTTTAATAGCTTAGAATAATTCTGATTTTCTTGATTGTTAGGATTGCTTACTCTAGCACAATAAGCAATATTTTTTTCAGCGTCTGGAGTAACACTAATTAATTTTACTTGACTCATCTAAGATTTCCCCATATTGTTTTTGATGTTCAACCCATTTGTTATCTGTGATATGATTGTAAATAGCGGTCGCTACTTTACTCACACTTAGGGCAACTCCTGTAGCATTTGCGTCAGAATCTTTACACCAGTAATAACTAGCCCCGTTAATGCTATCATCTTTTTCTTTGATGATAGAATACCCCCAACGCTTCGCCCAATTTTTTACTTCTGTGATCTTAAACATATTATTTTTGTAGTTGATCTTGATACGATATATGTTGCTTATGAGAGTATCCGCACTGAAAACCTTTCATAAAAGCGGACTTTAGATATGGAATCATACTTTCATTTTTAGGAGATTCATTGGAGTACCATTCTATGAACATTTTATCTTCATCGCATAACTCTGGACCGCAAAGTTCATCGTATCTATATCTAATAGAACGAAATGATGTATCTACACCATCAAAATAAAAATCGTCTTTTACACACGGATTTTCAAAACTGTGATGCCAACCGGATATTACTACTATTTCTCCAGAATGAGTATAGATTTTATCTCCAATCTTTATCCGTAATGCTTCTTCAAATCTCATGTAGATTTTCTTTCTTTAAAATATCATGATACTCTTGTGTAAATTGCCCCTTCCTCATAGCTTCATTATACCAAGGCTCTTCCTGTTTGTCAAACAGTATATTGTGAGTTTGTGTGCTATTTAGTCTTGTGCTTCCATTTACTTCAAATTCCCATGGATTTTCGTGACCGTGTTTTATTAAGCAAGATTTAAAGAAATTTTTATTCCATATGGATGCCTGCATAGATATCGTATACAGACTATGTTGATGTAACCTATACATAGTGTTAATTACATGAGATTTACGATAATAGATACTATCTTCGTGTATACCAAACCTGTCGATTCCATTTTCCATCATTGACATATAATAGTCAAATTTAGGTTTAGAAACTGTTTTTTGTAGAAAGTAATCGTCTTGCATCCACAAGATATACTTGGTATCGACAGAATCTAGGGCAAACTTTAAACAATCTGAGTATGGCACTTTCCCCGGTAAAAGTGTATTAAATCCATAATCATTGAATGATAGTGTCTCGGAAAGAAAATATCTGTTAATATTTATACTGCTATCCCAATATCTTTCAAATAATATAGCAAAGTTTTTCCATAAAAAACTGTACTTATCACATGTACCAACTAATAATGTAATGTCCATGATTTTGTGTATATTTTATTGAGTACTCAGTTCTTGAACCTTATAAGGAGATTTACTATGCCTTGGAGTCCAACACAATCTGGCAATATGAACCCCGGTAGATTTTTACCCGGATGTTCTGGTAGCATTGTTGTAGGTAGTGCTACTGGAATTTTCATCCCATATTCAGCATTAGAAAGTTATAATGCTTCTAATAGTGGCGACATTAGAGAGTTAACATACTCAATATTAGATAAAGTAGCCTCTGGTATTTCAGCATTATCAACAGTGAATAAGCCTGCCAAGTTCACTGTAACCAAAAGCGTAAGTGCTGGTGAGACTTCTGCACAAAAAACTTTTAGTATAGTCTTCAATTTAAATTCTTCTAATACAGTGTATGACGTTCAAGACGAGTGATTTTGGGTAGATAAATATACGTATGTTTGGTTAAGGGAGCAAGCCTTGTGCTTGCTCTCTTCTTTTTTGCATATGTTCTTTTATCCATCCTAAAAACTTACTTACTCTAGTGTGTCCACTCTCGTCATTATACGTTGAGTCTGGCTTTTTGTCAACTGCCATGACGCAAGAATTTATGCCAGCTAACTTATTATCTATAAAAAGACCGCCACCACTGTCTCCGCTGGCTATTAAAAATTCTAGTTCTGTCTTGCTCATGATAGATGGAGAACACATTAAGAGACTATCGCTGATATAGTCTATCTTGTTTAGACCGCCACGTTTATGACCGTCATTGTGTTTCATGCCAGTTTGGAAAGTACCAGTGAACCCATATCCAACTATTGAGCATAACTTACCAATTTCGTCATCTTCTAAATACAACTCTGGATAAGAGTCAAGACCTATATCAGATTGAGTGTAACATAATGCTATATCACCAGATCCGAACTTTTTTTCTTCAAACTCTGTGCTGCATATTATTTCTTCTATTATGATGCATCTTTTGTCTTTTTCGTGATAAATAAATGCAAATCTTGCACCTTTGACAACATGGGCGGCAGTTAGTATCCAATTTTTATCTATAGCCACGCAAGATGCAGAAAATAACTGCTTGTTGTGTTCATATGATCCCATAATCTCTAAAACACACTCAAATTGATTGCCATACTCAATATATTTTTCATCTGGAGTGTATGGATCAATTGTTCCAGAATATAAATTACTACCTAAAGATATCAAACCAATTGCTACCAAATTTTTGATAAGATTTTTCATTATATGGCCTATTCTTGATTTTGGATGAAAAGTTATTACAATCTTCTACGACATTTTCATTCCAACTTTTGTAGTCCATCAAGTGACCGAATAATAAGTGACAATTAGAGCATAGTGTAATTAAATTGCTAGGATTTAACTCTTCTTCTGGCTTAATATGATAAGGTATTATATGATGAACTTCCAAGTCTTTTTTCCTATTACAAGCCTGACAAAGTGGCTCATGAATTAAATGCTCCTTTCTCACACTAGACCATTTTGGTGATCTAGAAAAGTTAGATATTTTATTTTTAAGCCAGTTTAGCATTTTGCTCCTTTAATTCCTTATATATATACACCAAATAAAAAAGGGGCAGCTTTCGCTACCCCTTAGTCATTTTAATTATTGATCAAATATTCACTCTTCGCGAACAAAAGATACACCAAACTCTCCGGGTGCCACCGGTGCAACAGTATCTAGAGCCACAAACTCGACTGTGGCTGGTGAACTTACATTGCCAGCATCGTCAACATCGACTAATGTTAGGACAACATTGTCATTGTCAGCGAAGCCAAATTCTCCAAAAGTTGTGGTATCTGGAGCAAAAGGCTTTGTTTCACGAACCTCGCCATTAACTGTTACGCTTAATCTACGCTCGGCTACATCCTTGTCTACTACGGCACCGGCTGTTACATTATATACTAGCATTTCTTTACCCTCTCTGTGTAAAAAGTTACATTTAAATGCAATTGGTTTTATATTCTGCATACTTATTTTTTGCAGAATATTTAGATATCTACGAAAAAGCTTGTTGTTTAACCAGAAAAATATCATTTCTTACCTCTAGAATCGTCTTTCCTACATATTATACACCGCTGACGATCAATCTGCAACCCGCAATTCTAAATCTAGTATTTTATCAGACATACTATTGATAATCTTGTTAGAAATTTTTTCACTCTCTGTAATGTGGTACATATTTTCATGATTTGCTATGTGCAACATTAATGACAAAAATAGAGTTGTAGATAAAAATGTAATGATATACTTCATATTTTTTCTCCGGTAGGATTGAGATGGAAGGCTACCAATCTATACACCTACCCGAAACATTGTCATTATTTAGTATCATCCTTCTTTCTTCTCTAAGGGCTGCGATCTCTTTGCTTTGTGTTTTGACTTCTAATTTAAGTGATTCTATAATATTATGTAGGTGATTTACATAATCATCTAGATCTATTGGCCTGCTTATGTCAATCTTTTCCATCGTTTAAGGCTCGACCGAGTGCTATTCTTACACCAAGTTTTTTATCGTAGTTGTCTTCTGTGCTACAAATAGCAACTCCGTGAAAACGTTCGCCATTAGGAGAATCAATAATTACTTCAGTAGAGCCACCCTTGGTATCTGGTCCAGTAATTCCATCAATATAACTGTGGACTCTCTTTCCATTTTGCCAAGCATGATATCCATTATAAAGACGATTGTGGAAAACCTTTACTTTGTATCCACTGTCTTGCAATTGTTTAATAGTCATCGTTTAACCTTCCTTTTCAAGTTTATTAATAACATTATTACAAAAATTTATTACTTCATCATCTGAAAAAGTATTCCTTGCATAATTATATATTAAAGCAACAAATCTAATATTTCCTTCTATATATCCTTTAGTATTATCAATTCTATCTATAGATGCAGAGTATGGATTTTTAAGGCTATCTTTTGAATGTGTTCTTAAAACTAATGTCTTATTTGTGAATGGACATATACCATCCTGTTTTTCCCATAGGTTTTTGAGATATTGACAATTTACATTATATTTTTGATTTTTTCTTTTAGAGCTTTTTCGTATGACTTTCATGTACCATCTAAAATTAGAATATTCATCTGTCTGTTTTGTATATTTTACATTCTTAAAATTGTCTTTAAAGTTTTTTAGATGCTCAATGTTATTCTTGTTTTTTCCAGAACAACTTAAATTACAATAAAATTCTGTTCTGCCATTTCTTAACTGTCTGTTTATTTCGTTTTTCGGCTTGGAAATAGTCTTTCCGCAAGTATTACAAATTAAATCTATTGTTTTCATGATGCTGCCTCCACTACTTTATACACAAAAATAGCAATGGAGGCGATAAGAATATGGTGGAGGCGGCGATCTTCGAAAATCGCGTCCAGAGTAATTTCAACATAAACATCTACATCCATATGCGATTATTTTTCACCAATCGCCAATGCTATCCGCACACTTAGCGGAGTCATGTGGACTACCACAATCTTATCCGATTGCTTTGACGGATCGACGCAGTTGACTTATCAACGTCAGCATGATTGGGCAATACGGTTCATGCCACCGCACTCTTGCCTAACTAGGTCAGGCAGCGAGAGCGAAACGAGTTTCGCCAACTAACATTTTAATCGACTTTTATACTGGCCGGTCGATCAACCAGTGGATGCCATCTACATTTACGTCTACCTGTCGATACCTTTCGCCCCCTTTATATGTACCATAAATTATAATATTTGAAACGATTTATTTTATTGTCTATACCTATGATACAGTTATTATGTACTATAATTGCATCTTCCAACGATCTTCCGTCATGAAAACACATTCCGTTTAAAAATTTGTTCTTGTCTAAGTATTCGTACTTGTCATTAGAAATGATAGCTGTTGAAATTAAATGGTTTATTAATTCTTGATCTGTTCCAGCGTGTGTTTGAAATACTTCTACATTTTCTAATGTTATTTCGAGAAAGTCTTTAGAAGCTTGATCTTCATTAAATACCATAAATCCAGCACATGCAGTGCCGTTTGGGAATTCATCTTGTAAAAGTGTTTTGTTGGTTTTAAAGAATAGCCTTGGATCTTTTCTAAATACTATATCACAATCTGTGTAACAGATTTTGCCATATTTTTGATAGTTTTGATAAATTATATCTAGTTTTATCCACATTAAGTTTCTGAATTTATTTCCAATATCTTGTGAATAATTGTGATATTCAGTTACGTCTTGGTCTATAAATAAATAACTATTTGAGTGGAACTCACGAATTGTTTCAAATGCCAGTTTGTCTATACATGCAACTATAAAATCATTATTATCAATGCCAGACATTCTAGCACTGGCTATTAGATTTTTGCACATTTCTGTGCATCCGTTATTTGTATACGTAACAAACTTCATCTCAACAGTAGCAATAAGCTATTTGGCCCTTTGTAACCTTCTAATCTACCTTTTTCCTTGCCACCCTCAAAAACCACAAAGGTCGGGATGCTCTTTATATTGTAACCGCGAACGATGTCTTTGTCAACATCAAAATCTACGTTTACGATATCATAATTTTTGATAACCTCTGATAATTTACGATGGTTGTTTATGTCTTGCTTGGCTACTTGGCAATATTTGCACCAATTAGCTGAAAAAATAATTAATGTTTTGTCTTTTTTAGCATCAAAGGCAAACACTGTAGCCACAGATATTAAGAATGAAATTAGCAGGACAGAGACTAATGAATTTCTCATGCCAGAACCCTCCAGTATTAAGGTAAATTATCCTTAATTTTATACACTGATTATTCATCATCAATGTCGCCATATTCGTGGTATAGTATGATGTAAATTATATACCATACAAATAGTCCTATTGGAAGTATGATATGTCCGTTTGGTAAGATTTCTTCAGTCATTTATTTCTTTGTGATTCAATTTTGGTATTGTTTCATCTATAATGTATGCAGTTTTTCGAACTTCTATTACTAAAGTCTCTCCATTACTAGCACCATCTTTTAATAGAGTCTGCACGGCACGGCAAACTTTGTCGCAGGTTAGTTTTTCATCAATATTTAGGTATATCATTCTACGTCATACCACTCTGGAAAATCTAGAGAATATAATTCTGAAAATGGTTCGTTGGTCCCATTAACGCTGTTACCTAGTAATGGCAATTCTACTATCTCTTGGGATATTGTAGAAGTCTCGTTCAAGATCATTGAGTTTTCCTTGTAGTATTTTAAATTGCTGTTCTGTTATCATTTCTATTTGTATTAGAGTATTAATAGATTTTTGCATGGATTTTGAACTTTGATGATGCACATAATTATTAGCAATCATTAGTCCTATAATGAAATATGCTAAACAAATTAGCCAAAAATTGAATTCGTCATTTTTCATTTAAATCCACCATTATTTCTGCACCATCGAACTCCCAAACATAATTACAATCTTGAGGATATTGTGATGGTATTTGTTTCTTCTTCATTTTAAACTTCACATCAAATATGCCACTGATGCCTTGACTGTAATATAGGTTCTTTATGATAGAGTCTTTTACATCTTCTGCACACATAGAAATGTGTAGTTTTTTACTCATCTCCATCGTCAGTTTCCTCCGATAACTTGCGATTCTGTTCATTAAAAAGTCTAGATATGAGATAAAAACGTTCGTTGTCTAGGTGCTGAATCTCTTCATTTATAATATCAATACGTTTCTTGGTATCTTCTATTCCTATATTTGTATACTCATTTAAATAATCATTTAGCTGGTGCTGTCTTTTACTCATTTGTTATTTCCTTTAGTTTTTTTGTGATAGTGTCTATGGTTTTCATAACTGGGACTGTTAGTGCATAATCTTTCTTATAAGCCTGTATAGCATCTAGAATCTTCCAAGCTTCATTCTTTGTTATTTCTATGTTCATTTCCATTCATTCCTATAAATACCGGGTTTTAATCTTGGCTCATAAGGCTTGACCGTCCATCCAATCATCATTAAATCTAATTTAATCTCGTCAGTAACAACACTTTCATTGCCAGAGCAATACCAATCCATATAGTTGCCATCTTTTATTATATCAGCGACTATGCCGCCAGCCATCCTCCATGAACAGGTCCATTCTTTATCTCCGTAAAAAAAGCGATTATTACATAAAGCACCATATAAGTCTCGGCAATATTCTGGACCATTAAGACATTTTGCTACAATACGTTCATTGTGAAGAAGGTCATATTCTAGATCTGGCTTATTAAGATTTTCTTTTATTGTATCGTTCAAGTCCATAGTGAACTCCTAATCTTAACTAATTCAATTAGCATATCAGTATCTTCTTGATCGTACTGATTTTCCATTTCATCAATCTTACGATAATAGTATTTTCCATCTTTTTCTTTTGTAAAGAGAGTGTAGGGGTCAACTCTATCATCTCTATTAGTCCACCAATTGTACAACTCATAAACCTTTTTTGCAACTATTGCTTGGTGAGTAGGCTTGCCATAGTCTTCGTCATCTGGATTAATCCCATAGTCTTCATTTATATTAAGATTCATTGCCCAGTTAAGATGATCTAAACCAGCAAGTTTACATCTTCCATTAACAAACTTATAATTGCGATCTGGATACGCTTTCATAGTATGAGCCAGTTCGCTCTCAACATAAATAATTAATTCGTTGAAAAGACCGTTTAGGATTCTCCAATCAAGGTCATAGTAGGTTCCCGGCTTGAGTCCTGTGCGAAGATAATGAATCTTGCCAATATAACGATTACGAACATAAATTTCTATCGTATTGTAAACATCAAGTGGAAAGTTCACAATATCCTGTAAAAAGTCCAAACCTTCTTCTGCTAGCCAATATCTGAATGGATGTTTCTTTGCTGTTTCTTTTCTCCAAGTTTCCCATTCGTCCCAAGGCAAAGCATGGGGCTTTGCTTCGCCTCTAATAAGATTGGCGAAGTTTGAACAACTCCAGTAATTAAATCTGGCTCTTTTGTTTAGTTTCATAAGTCTATGTTAATAAAATAGTGTTCTAAGGTTGCAAATACATGTGTTCTTATTGCAGCAAGCATATCGTCTGCGGTTTTAAAATTGTGACCATACTTTTCATATTTTCTCAATTGTTCATTCAAATCCCATAGTGCCAGATGATAATTTCCAGCCTTGGATGCCTTCTCAAACTCTATCATATCGTCTGGAAGATCAAAAGTCAATGTTGCTTTCATGTTATTCCTTAAACTTGACCATTAAATATGTACCAAGAAATGCCCCAGACGCTAGCGGGATCAAGTAATAGATGTTTTTACTATATGATACCACGCCAAACGCCAGTAGACTGTAGATTATACTAGTCAAAATGGCCGCTGTAAAGGCCCGTTTTTTGTTAACGCTCATAATATACCAAGCGTATAACATATCAATTGCAACATAAGTGACAAAGATTGTTAGTGCGGTTATGTAAGAAAAATCATTCATAATGGAAAATAACACTTCCCTTCTAGTGGATCTTTTTCATACGGAAAATTAAATGGGCCTAAAACCTTTTGTCGTTTATCTTTGATAAAATTTAATACCTCAGTGAAACAAGTTTCACAAATTTGAATATCATATTGAAGTCCATCTTGATTGGAACAATATCCCCAAGTAGCACTTAGTTCAGCATATTCATGGTCTATATCTTTGGAGCAATTTTCTCCACAGGAATCACAATGAATCTTGTCAAGAACTTTGACTGTTTTTTTCTTAAAAGTTTTCACTAAATCTAGCCTCCCAAACCGCTATTATACTCCAAGTTTTGTTTTGGTCAAGCCTGTAGTGAGAATATTTGATATTAACAACTTTGCCACTGTTTACTTTAATGTGAGCCATTCTAAAATCTTCATA